TCCTTATACTATACCTAATTCAGGAATTTATGCTGGTGGAGGTGGTGGAAGACCAGGTGGTGACGCAAATCCAGGCGGTGGTGGAGCTTGTGGTAGTGGAGCTGGAACAGCAAACACGGGTGGTGGAGCAGGAGCTGGTGCTCCGACTGGTGGAAACGGGGGTTCAGGATTAGTTGTGGTAGTAGAAAAATGTCAGGCGGTGTGTGGTGTTGTAGCTCCTGGTATGTGGCAAATGAATACAGTTTATGATTTTGTAAAAGCCGGTACTTGGACTAATTGATAATAGGGACATTGACACTATAAACAATTTATAATATAAATTAAATTTTAAGGAGATAAATATGGCCCATTTCGCAGAACTAGATAGTAATAACGTAGTTACAAGAGTGGTCGTTGTTGGCAACGATGTTCCAACAGCAGCTGGACCATTAGGGGAAAATGACATGCATGTTGATGGTGAAACATGGTGTGTTAATTTTTTCAAAGGTGGAAACTGGAAACAGACTTCTTATAATCACAATTTTAGAAAACAATATTGCGGCAAAGGTTATACTTTTGACGCTGCAAAAAACAAATTTATTTCACCTCAACCTTTCACATCTTGGGCATTGGATGGAAATGATGATTGGCAAGCACCAGTTACTTATCCAACTGATACTACAGATAAAATAATTAATTGGGATGAAGCAGGTCAAAAATGGACTGCGACTGATAGATCAGATCCAGTCAATAATTTCAATTGGGATGCATCAGCTTTAGCTTGGGTATCCGCATAAGGAGACTCATATGGCTGGAGGAACAGCAAACGGCGGCATAATTGGAAAGACAAATACCACTTCTTTCGGGAAGGGTACTACTACTTATAAAACGTCTACAGGAGATATTACAACACAACCAGGAACTAGATTAATTAACTATTTAGTAGTAGCTGGTGGTGGTTCAGGTGCAGGTCTTGGTGGCGGTGGTGGAGCTGGTGGTGTAACTAATGTTTTAAGTACTCCAGTTTGTGGAGCAACCGCTTATACTGCTACTGTTGGTGGAGGTGCATCAGGTGGAACTAATATGAAAAGAGGTCTAAATGGTACAAATTCAAGTTTTTTAACAACGACAACATGTGGTGGTGGAGCCGCTGGTTCACATGATAACTCACCAGGACCATGTGGTTCTCCTATTCACAATAGAGCAGGCGTTCCTGGAGGTTCAGGTGGAGGTGGTGGTATGAGTTGTGGTGGTCCTTCAGCAAAAGGAACTGGAGTTGCTTGTCAGGGAAATCCTGGTGGAGATGGTTATGCTGTTAATCCTGCAGAAGCTGCTGGTGGAGGTGGTGGAGACACTGGTGCAGGAACTTGTGCTACAAGTGGAGCTGGTGGAGCTGGTGGAGCTGGTACAGATTTTAGTCCATTCTATGGAACTGGATTTGGAGTTTGTGGTGTTCTTGCCGGTGGTGGTGGCGGTGCAGCTAGACTAGATCAATCTCCAACTGCTACAGCTGGAGCTGCTGGTTCTGGTGGTGCAGGATCAGGAACAAATACAGATTCAAACGCACCTAGTGGTGTTGCTAATACAGGTAGCGGTGGAGGTGGAGCTGGCTATCAAAGTGGACCTGCAACTCCAACAACTGGAGGTAATGGTGGTTCGGGAGTAGTAGTCGTAAAAGAATTATGTAAAGCAAGTGGTGTATGGTCAATACAATCACAATTTCAAGCTAAGGGAGCCGGAACATGGCCTTCAGCTGCAATGACTATAGATTATTTAGTTGTCGCTGGAGGTGGAGCCGGAGGAACTCCTACCGGTAACTCAGCTGGTGGTGGCGGTGGTGGAGGTGTACGATCTTCTTCAGCAACTTATACAATAGGAGCTGCGCCTGCAGCCCCAAGAACAGCTTGTGTTTCAGCAATGAGTCTTTATTCAGGAACTTACAATGTAGTAGTTGGTGCTGGTTCAGCTGCTAAAGCACATCCTGCACCTAACCCAGGAACATCAAGAGGAAGTGATTCAAGTTTTGAAACAATTACATCAACCGGTGGTGGAGATGGTGGTCATGGAGGTGCTAACCCAGGAAACTCTGGAGGATCAGGCGGTGGAGGATCTGGAGGTGCATATTGTAAACCAGGTGGAGCTGCTTCACCTACTACTAGTCCAGCACAAGGTATGGCTGGCGGTAATAGAGGAGGACCTCCTGGTGATGGTGGTGGTGCTGGTGGTGGAGGTTTCATGGTTGCTGGATCTGCTGCTAATACAGGAACTACAGCTCCTGGAGGAGCTGGAGGTGGATTTCCAAATGCTTTAGGTACTTCAGGTGAAAATTGTGGTTCTTATTATTATTTCTCAGGTGGTGGAGCCGGAGGTGGAAACACTCCTGGACCTTCCGCTGATGGTGGAGGATTAGGTGGTGGTGGAAATACAGGTGGATCTTCAACAGGACCTTGTGCTGCTAGAGCAGGTGCTGCAGGAACAGTTAATACTGGTGGTGGTGGCGGTGGACCTAATAACGGTACGGGTGTATCTGGTGGTGCTGGTGGATCAGGTATTGTAATATTAAGATTTCCTTCAGGTGCAAGTGTAACAGTTTCCCCTGGTACTAATACAGTAACATGTGCTCCCGACGGAAATAAACTTGCAACATTTACTGTCTCAGGTACAAATACAGTAACATTTTAATTCTATTTACTCTCTATTTAATTTGTGATATAATATATGTATAAAGACATATGAATCTCTCAAACTATTATTGGTACTTTCAATCAGCGGTTCCTTCTAGAATCTGTGATGAAATTATTAAATATTCAAAATCTATTCAAGATCAATTAGCAACTACTGGTGGGTACGGAGATCCTAAAAAATTAAACCAAAAACAAATTAAAGATTTAAAAAAGAAAAGAGATTCAGATATTGTTTGGTTAAACGAGCGTTGGATTTATAAAGAGATTCAACCTTATGTCCATCAAGCTAATGTTAGTGCGGGTTGGAATTTTCAATGGGATTGGTCAGAGTCTATGCAATTCACTAAATATAGTAAAGGACAATATTATGACTGGCATTGTGATGGTTGGGATAAACCTTATCAAAGACAGGCTGGTGATCCATCAAATGGAAAGATTAGAAAGTTATCTGTAACATTAACTTTATCTGATCCTAAGGATTATAAAGGAGGAGAATTAGAATTTGATTTTAGAAATCTAGATCCAGATAAACCTAGAAAACCTGTAAAATGTAAAGAAATATTACCTAAAGGATCCGTGGTTGTATTTCCTGGATTCGTATGGCATAGAGTATGTCCAATTAAAAAAGGAACCAGACATAGTTTAGTAATGTGGAATTTAGGATTCCCCTTTAAATGAAGAAAAAAAATAAAAAAGAATTAGATAAAATATCTTGCGGAAGTGCTGAAGCATTTCCAACACAATTAGCGAGAGAAGATTATTTTAAATGTCCTATATGGTTTGCAGATGCTCCTCAATTTGTGGAAGATTTAAATAAAGCATCGGATCCTTATATTGAAATAGCAAAGAAAAATTTAAAAAAAGATATAGCTAAAAGAAATAAAAAGTTTGGAGATAAAGGGGACATGGGAAATGTATTTCATTCAACTCCTTTAGTTGGAGATCCTAATTTTTTACCATTACAGAACTATATAGGCGCCACAGCCAATAATCTATTAATTGAAATGGGTTTTAGTATGGACGGCCATCAAATGTTTATCACAGAAATGTGGGTACAAGAATTTGCTAAGAAAGGGGCGGGTCAACATAGTTTACATACTCACTGGAATGGTCATATGTCCGGATTCTATTTTTTAAAAGCTAGTGAAAGAACATCAAGACCAATATTTGAAGACCCAAGATCAGGTAATATGATGAATCTTTTACCTCAAAAAGACATGTCTAAAATAACTTATGCTAGTCATCAAGTTAACTATGAAGTAAAACCTGGAAGAATGATATTCTTTCCATCGTATATGCCGCATATGTATACCGTTGATATGGGCTATGAACCATTTAGATTTATACATTGGAACTGTCAAGCAATACCGAAAGGGGTATTAGGTGTTCAAAAAAAATAAAGTAATTAATATTATTAAACTCAAGGACATCGATCCCGTTCGAGCTGCGTATATTCATGCAACATTAGGCCAACATCCTAAGAAACGTAATCCAGATTTTGTTGAAACCCTTATAAATCATAAATTAGAGAAGAAAAAAAAGTATAGCGAACACAATAGAGATACTAGGTTGGACCCTTTCAAGGGGACTAGTATAGAAGGAAAGGATTAAA